AGAGGAAATTCTAAATGACGTTGATGAGGCAATCGTTGCGGGTTGGGCCGCTGCGCAATACGATAGCGCCGCAATCCCTAACCATATCTTGATCGATCCGGCTAACTTTGCTTACCTTAACCGCAAGATTTTGTCTGTTGCCGGAACGATCGGCGGCACTAGTCTAATGAACTACCTCATGGAAAACAATATTGCTAAAGCCAAGGGCGTTAAGCTGTATATATGTGACTGCCGGTTCTGCGAAGGTGCGGGAGTCGGCGGCGCTAACCGTATGGTGGCCTATGTAAATGCTAAACGGTTTGTCGGTATGGATGTTCCGGCTCCTCTGACCCGCGTAATGACCCAGCCTAATATCACTACTGCAAGCTATGAAAGTCTCTATATGGCTAACGTCGGACAGGTAAAAATCCACTATACTCAGCCGTTCATTTATCGCGACGGCATATAAGGAGGTCATTGTATGATACAAGTAATCACAAAACAAGCAATTGGCTTTAGAAATGGCGATACAGGCGAAATCGTGACAGCAAAGCCTTATGATTTTACCTCGCTGCCAGACTGGGTAAAAAAAGACCCAATGTATGATTGGGCGGTCAAAGCCGGAGTGTTGGAAGTGGCAAAGGCAAGTAAAACCTCCGCAAAATCCAATGGATAGCGTTCTGCAGGTAATCGCTAAAGCCAGTAATATCCGTACAGGCGAAAATCCGCCGTACACAGTGGAAAGCTTCCTGCAGATGTATCCCCAATTCGTCAATGTGCCGCAAGTAGTGCTGGAGGCATGGGTTAAAATGGCGCATGCCTCCGTAAAACATGCCCGGTATTGTGATATGTGGGAAATGGCTATGGGGTTATATATCGCGCATTTCATTACGCTTTATTTGCAGACAATGGCCGAGCCGGATATGCCGGCGCAGACAATAATAAATAAGGGATTGGCAAAAGGGCTGCAAACAAGTAAGAGTGTAGGCGATGTGTCAGTAAGCTATGACTTCAACACAGTTGCTCAGGACTTTGACGGTTGGGGCACATATAAGCTAACGCTGTTTGGCCAGCAATTTATTACTATGGCAAAGCTTGTCAGTATGGGGGGCATGGTCGTATGGTAACAGGAAATGTCAGCTTGCAGACTAAAGATCGCTTTGGGGATTTGCAGAATGCTATTTCGAGTCTGATAAAAAAAGATATATTGGTGGGAGTTACAGAGGAAAAGGCAAGTAGGGATAATGGTGATGATATCAACAATGCCGAATTGCTGTATGCCCACTCACACGGCATACGCAAAAAAGAGATGCGCGAAGAAATGAAGGCCAATACCGACAAAGGCATGAAATACAGCGCGGCGCATTCATTGTATGTCCAAAGCCATGGCAGTCCTTTGTGGCATTCACCGCCACGCCCTGTACTAGAGCCGGCCATCGAGGCTAACAAAGAAGCGATTGCGAACCAGCACGGAAAAGCCATCAAAGCAGCGCTTGACGGTAATCCGGCTGTCCTTGAAGCCGAACTAAATAAAACGGGCATGCTTGCTGAGTCGGCTGCAAAGGCATGGTTTGAAGATCCGCGCAATGGCTGGCCTGAGAACGCCGAGTCAACCAAGAGGATGAAGGCAGAAAAGGGTAACAATCGATTTATGCCTCTAATTGACCGAGACGAAATGCGCAAGGCGATAACCTATGTAATGAGGGGTAATCATGATTAACGTAGCGGAATTAATTCATGACCCTGATTTTTGCATTCAGTTCAAGCGAATCAGGGAGATTGGTCAAAATGTTGGTGGGCGTTGGGTAAAGCAAGAAGACTTAAAAACCATCACAGGAGTTGTCAGCGGTGTAAGCGGGAAAGACCTTGAAATACTACCGGAAGGTGTTCGGGTAAAGTCTCTCAAAACATTTTATTCACTGGATGAATTGAGGGTTGAGGGCGAAAAAACAACGCCCGATATCTGTGAGTATAAAGGTTGTCGTTATCGCTTGATACAGGGCTTTGATTATAGCGATTATGGCTATTACAAGGCAATTGGCGTAAAGATAGGCGGTGGTTAAAATGACGTTCAAAGAAATAGAAGACTTGTTTGTTGAAGTAACAAAAATTATTTTTGGGGATACTTTTAACCCCGATAATCTATGGTTGACATACTCAATAGACGGGCAGCCAGGGTCTACGCCAACGGAGGATAATATTTATATCCGACTCTTCGAGAAAGACGATGCATACGCCCGGCAGATTGACAGTATCTACGAAGAAGAAAACGGCACCATAATCAAAAAGTCAGCGCGGACTCGGGTGTGGTTGGTACAATATACGGCCTATGGTCCTAATGCCCACAGCAACATCAATAGAATCAAAGACGGAGTGTTCCGGCAGGATATAAAGCGTATCTTAGCCGGCAGCTCCGTCTTTTTAATCCCAGATTTACCGCTAGCCAGGAGAGCGCCGGAACTGTTTGCCGGCCAATGGTGGGAGCGCTGGGACTTATTCTTGAGTTTCAACGAGTTATACCGGCTGCCTGACGAGGACGTAGGCCGTATTGAAGAAGTAACCGTAGGAATTTACAAAAGTGAAAGAGAGTGATTGATTTGGCAGTAAAAACACTACCGCTTGAGCCGGTAGTAAATATAACTGTGAATCTGGCGGCGCGTGCTGCTGTCAGGAAAGCGTTTGATCTGGCGCTTATTGTGGGTGAAACGTCTGCTATCCCAACGACAGAACGCGTTAGAATCTATTCCGGCGTGAACGAAATGCTGGGGGAAGGTGGCTTTACTACAGATGATAGGCTGTATAAGGCTGCTGTGCTTATTTTTGGACAAAACAAAACGCCTACTAGACTAGCTGTTGGCTGCATTGGTGAAGGTGAAACGCCGCTTCAAACCATGCAAGCGTGTCGTGATGCAAACGGCGAGTGGTATGTTGGAATCTATTGCGCCGATGCCACAAAAGCAGAGCATTTGGCGGTAGCTGAATATATCAATGCAACGAAGCCTGATAGCCTGTATGCCTATACAACGTCGGACAACGATGTGCTTACTAATGGCGACGGCAATATATTTGCCACTATGAAAGCGAAAGGCTACCGGCGTGCGATTGGCCAATACAGCAGCAAGCATGACGATGCTATTTGCGCGATCATTGGCTGGGCGATGGGCGCTATGACTGGGACTATTGGCAGCTCGTTTACGTTGGCGTACAAAACAGAGGTAGGCGTTGAAACAGAGAATTCATCTGGCGTGTTTGCATCCAGTGCAGTCGAAAATATCAAAGCCAACAATGGCAATGTGTTTATCAACCGCGGCACGTATTACGACATTTTCGAGGATGGCCGCATGGCCGACGGTACTTGGTTTGATGAAATGATCTATCTCGACAAGTACAAGAATGATATGCAGCTTGGGATTATGGATTTGCTGTACCAGAATAATAAAGTTGCTCAAACCGAAGGTGGCATGACTAAAATCCATAATGCAATCAAAGAAGTCTGCGAAGAAGCCTTAAAGGTTGGGTTTATTGCCCCTGGAGTATGGAAGTCGGTTGATATTCTTAACCTGAAATACGGTGGAACATTGCCAAACGGATACCTAATCCAGTCAGAGCCAGTTGACCAACAAATACAGGCTGACAGGGAAGCCCGTAAAGCACCTAATATTTATGTTGCACTCAAATTGGCTGGGGCAATTCATCACGTAAAAGTACAGATTGACGTAAACAGGTAGAAGGGAGGAATAGATTTTGTTTGATTTACAGATGTTCGCAAGTCACAACACATACAGTTTTACCGATGTAGAAGCTGTTATTTCTCATCCTGATTATGGCCAGTACACAATGCAGGGCGAGGGTATGGGGGACTTCACGATCAGTAAAACAACTGATCGCACTGTGCAGAACGTGGCAGCAGATGGAACAGTTATGACATCAAAGATTGCCGGGAATAACGGCTCAGTTGTAATCAACGCTCAGCAGACATCTACCCTGCATAATTGGCTGTCAGGGTTATTCAACTACCTTGTTGCTGCATCCACTGACAAGTGGTCGCAGATTAGTGTAACGGTTCGCGCGCCTAAGATGAAGAAAACAAACTATTGCACCGGTGGCGCGTTCCTTAAAGAAGCTGATGAACCGTATCAATCGCAGGGACAACTCGTCGCATGGACATTGTTATTTACCGATATTCAGAAATTACCACTGTAGGAGGGTGTCTAAATGGCAAAGCGTGAAACGGATAAAATCATTATAATCGGTGAGAGAAAGTTTAAAATTGAAAAGTTTGACGCCTTAACCGGCAGCTATATTGTATTTACG